TTGCCAACGGGGGCTTGCATCTGCTTCTCTAATTCCTCTACTTCTTCGATTGATTTCTGTACTTGCTTAGGTAACGCCATGGGTTTCTCCTGAAGGGGCCAACTCTGCTAAATCGGGCCGTCTTTACGGTCTGCGATCAACATAATGGTCTGCCTAGAAAATACGTACTACTTACGAGTACGCTCTAAAACGGAAGACGCCTTTTCGACGGCTTCCAAAAAGTCTGTTAAAACCTCCGCTCGCCCTTGTAGGCGGTAGATACGTGCGCTGTCGTCCGCCTTCGCCAACGAACGGAGGGTGTCTTCTTCAATTATCTTAAAGAGCTCTACCAAAGAACTTAGCTCTGGCAGTCGGCACCTATTCAGTGCCTCGACATGTTTCCGCTCGGTCTGAGCGGATAAAAACAAACTCATAAGTCTATTGAATACCTGTAATGTTTAGTTGTCAACCACGAAGCCGGGAAGAAGTAAAGTTACTTTCACGTCCGCCTACCTGTGAGCCATCCGGAAGAACATTCCGAGCGTCAGGCGACGGAGGAGTTCCTTGCCCACGGGGCTGCTGTGCCCCCATGCCTAGAGCCTGCTGCATCTGCATCAACTGCTGCTGGAGCTGTTGAATCATCATCGCCTGCTGCTGCATGGTGGTAGCGGCCTGCTGGTCAGGAACCAGTCGGTCGGTGTTGATGTCAAAGTTCTCGGCCATGTCGCGGAGCAGTTCTGCCGCACCCGGAATACCTACGATCTGCTGTGCTATCGGGCTTTGGAGGACAATCTGGAGGAACTCCATCTTACGAGTAGCCTCCATTTCCTTAACCACCAAGCTGCTAGCGCCACGGGCAACAACATGAACGTCGCCAACCAAATCAGGGTCTTCGGCATAACGTAAATTGTCCTGATACAAACGCTCGATAATCGGCGTAATGATGTTGGTGTCGATGTTGTTGATAACCTGCTTGATGCCCTTACCGGCGTTGGAAATCAGCATCGACAGACCGGAAGATGTACGAGCAGCACCGGCCTGATGGCCGCCTACCATGTACTTCGGAATCATCGTGTCCTCATCTGCACGCAGGGAGAACATCTCAAACACCTTCATCAGCTCACCCGCGTTACTCTGCGGCTGGAAGAACTGGATCGGTGCGGAACCGTCGTTGTAGTCTGCGCTCTGGAACTGCCAAATCTTCCACGGGTGCATCTGAGTGATGTCTTCCCCAGCGGGCAAACGGCTGATGTTCACACCAACCTGCGGGCCGGACGCGATCCCCATGTTGTTTGCAAGTGCGCGAGCGGAGGCGTTCACCATCTCCTGCGTATCACGGCACAAGTCCGTAACACCGTGGCCTGCGATTACACCCGGCACAGCTTCATAAGAAGTCGCAAAGTACGGCTTACGACCCAGCGGGTCGTAGTTAAGGACAGCCTTAATAACAGTGCTGCCGATCAGCCATACCTCGCACGGGTAGCTCAAATGTGGGTCAAGCTCTTCTTCAGCTTGCAAGCCCCAGTCCAACAAGTCACGACCCGGCACGCTATCCCAAAGCTGGAGCGCGTCAATTAAGTCCGTGTTGTGCGTAGTAGCGGTAATGTCCTTGCCTTCGGCTTCTGCTTGCGCAGTGTCCGTCCACAACCATTCGTTCAAGTTGCCAGAGTGGAACTCACCCAGCACGGTACGGATCGCCGCTTCGCTATAGCCTTCTACACCGATCAGGGCTTCGAGACCGTCACGAGTCAAGCGGTGGCGTTCAATCACGTAACCATCGTCGATCTTGCTAGCCCACGGCGCCCAATAGATGTCGAACGGATCTACACGTTCCCACTCATTGCGAATCTTCTCTACAGGAACCAGCTGGCCATTCTGCCATTGAAGATCCTTGCGCATACGTTTGATCGGGCCTTTGATAACGCCAAACGGAAACGTAACCACATCATCGAGGAATTGATCGAGAGCTTTAATGAAGCCACCTTCAATGAGCTGGTCCTCCATTTTGGTTTCCATGCGTTCAACACGTTTGCGAGCCTCCTCCATGATTTGACGACTAGCTTTGTCTTTCATTTGGCTAGCCGCTAGATTGATCGTCTCCTGATCTGGCATGACCCCGCTCATCTCCATCTGCTGCATGAGCTGCTGAGACATAACGTTCTGCAACTGCTGTACAACTTCAGGTGGGAGATCAGGCTCCGGAGTCGGCGACAGTGCCCACGGCTTGTCGTGTCCAGTACCTAGCAACGTGTCTCGCAGCCAGCTCGTAGCGGCGCGGCATTTTACGGAAGACATCTGAATATAAACTTCAGAGCCACCGTGCATCTGAATTTCAGCTAACTTATCGGGGTCGTACTCACCCTTGCGCTGACGGAGGCATGACAGCATACGCTCTTCAAGGTCACGCTTCGCATCTTTCGCTTCTGCCCAGCGTTCACTAACATGAGCCGCAAGACCTTGAATTAGAGGTTGCGCATTCTCCTCGTCGGACTGGCGCTTTGCCTGATCCTCAAGATCCTTTGCACTCATTACTGGAACTAATGCGATACCTGTTGCCATCCTATTCTCCTTAGGCACACGGGGTCATTGTAGCCCTATACCATGCGAAGTGTATCATGTCCATCCACGTGCGGACACACGTGTAACTTCCCGTCGTTCAAGGCTGCCTACGGCAGTGCCGTACTCGCTACCGTCCGCGTGCAGGCATACATATTGTAAAGCGTCCGCGATGTCTGACCATGGGTGTGTCTTCTCTGGCTTCTCGTCCATCTCACCCTTGGTGTTGATCTTGTATCTGTACTTCCCGCCCAAGGCACGGATCAGGTCGACCGCCCCATCCGGATCAAAAAGTATCCCCGCCTTACCGTCCACGGTCCGGGTTAGGAAGTTGTCCACCGCTGCAATTCTGGCTGCGATCGCATTCGTCCGGGCGGTCTTCACGTGGAACCCTTCGGCTTTATATATGTCCATCACCGTGCGTTCATCAGTTTGCGCCCGCTGGCGAGCTGCCGGGTCAATAATCACCACACTGCTCATACCGGGGAATTTGTTCGCTAGCAGGGGTTTTAGTTTCTCCCTGACGAACCGAAGAGCGCCCATACCATCAGAAGTAAGGGAATCGTATACAACCACTCGCCCGTCATAGATCACCTGCCCAATCACTGCCGCCGGAGTCAGCCCCGCGTCCACTCCTATTATAAGAGGCGCCGTACTGTCGATCACTCGCTTAAAGGACTCTTTCGCCACGTGCGTCTCGCGGCTGAACGACTTAAACACGGGTTGGCCACTGAGACTTTTGCCGAATTTCGCGTGGATGTACACGTCTACCCAGTCCTCGGTCTTGCCGATCGCCAAGTTCTCGTAGTAGTCCGGCTTGAGGAAGTGGACCCAGTCCGCTTCGGGTGACAGGCCACTGGGTTGGATCGTTACGTGCATATTCTCAGGCGGGTCGCTGAGCAGCCCTTCCCAAAAGGTGTCATAGTCCGGTGGGTTACTCATCCCCCAGATCGCATCTGCAGCCTTCCCTTGGTCCGTTACACACCCTTGTATCGGGTTACCGTTCTTGTCGTTGCCCCACTCGGGGCGGTGCGGGACCATCATGCCATCTGGGTAACGACCGACACGACCGGTCAGCGCTTCATAAATGTCTGGGTTGATCTCGCGGAACTCGTCCATGATGCCGAAGGTCAGCTGGAGCGACAGTAGTCGTCGCACGTCGTTGGAGTCGTCGAGACCACGAAACAGCACCTCGCACTCCACGTCGTCAAATTTGAGTAGAAATTTCAGGCCCGTTTTCATAAACTTGCCTGCTGCCCCGTCAGGGAACCATTTCAAGAAGTCTGGAATACTGGTGTCGTTCAACTGCTCGCGGGTGTTTCGTATCCATGCCGCTCTGCTTCTGCGGATGCCATCCCTCGACGGGGCAACCCGTTTCGCCATGTAGGCAATCTTCATAATCCCAGCGGTTGTCTTGGTCGAGCCGTACGGCCCCACCACCAGTGACACAAACTTAGTGCTTTGGAGGAAGTCAACCAGCGACCCCGGCGGGGTGTAGCTAACGGCGCTCATGGGCAGTGCTCGATCTGGTAGTCATCCTCGTCCGTTTCGTTTATTTCGTCTACGATCTCACCGTCCTCGGCTTCTTCTGAGTCAGCCTCCAGTGCGGCGGCACGACGCTCCGCCTCCTCCCGCGCTGCGGTTAGCTGCTGCTGATCTGGGAAGTTGATCGTGATGCTGAACCCCGGCCCCTGCGTAACTTCTGCTGTATTCGACTTTGCTTCAAGCCCCGCCCAGCGGACGGTATTTTCAATGGCCTTCACTGCCACCGTCGCAGGTGTGTCTGGGTCGTGCACAATCTGCCAATTCTTCTTCAGCATCTCTTCGGCTTGGATGCGGGCCTTTAACTGAAAGCTGACGCCATTCTCTTCCAGCTCTTTCACGAAGGCTTTTACTTGCTTCTTAAAGAGTGGGCTTTGGGCAATTTGCATGAACGCGGTTTTGTCTACGTTCAGTTTCTGCAGCAGCTCGTCGATCGGCAGCTTCATCCCCACCTGATTTCGGGCAATGTCTAGGGCAAGCGTTTGCTCATCCAAATCGTCCTGAAGGCGGCGGGTAATGCTACTCATAGCGGAAATTCTTCATTATTTGCTGGTAAAAGACGCCATAATCCAACCAACGGAGGAACTCTACGGCCAAAATTGGGTGCACTTTCGCCACCGTTGGATGCCCTTTACTGGGCAATTCGCGGATCATAATCTCGTTATCCGGCAGGTTTTTTACCTCTTTTAGGTACTGCTCGGCAAGCTGGAATCCACGGGACTTAAAAAAGTAGCTGAACGGGCGACGGGGGTTCTTCACCACCTTGTACATCGCTGCAATATCAATCAGGGCCATCGCTGTTCCTTGGTTGGGGCTAAGCGGGATGCATTATATAGACAGGCTGGGGCATTTTGGAAGGGGCTAGGGGGTTAATGGATACCGGTATGTAGTAAGCATTGAAAATTAGGGGGTGTTGAGTGTGTGGTACTTCTACTATCACAGTGGGCGTGGTGGCGGGGGACCTGACCCCCCTCCCCCTTATACCTATATAGAATCTTTTTGGCTTGACAACACAAA